GGCAAGACATTTGTTTTGTTTCATAGCTTACGAGAATGGTTATAACCTTTCCGAGATAGGCAGATTCCTTTCGTATCGTGACCACACAACAATAATCAATTCGATTAAAGTTGTGAATAATATGAAAGACACACAAGATGCTCTTTACGAGAGATTTGTTACCTTGCTAAGACATAATGCGCCAAACTTGAAAACATCGTTGTATGAGCCTCGTAGGAGGTATAGTGGGGATGCGTGTATCATCAGTAGGTTTGAGATAATAAAATGCGCATAACATAACATATAAACAAGCTGTGATTCAGCAACACATATACAATGAGTACAGAAAAGTACACAGCCGATGGTCGGCTATTAATCAAACGAGATGCCGTACAAGTATCGGACAAGTTCACAAAGCGTGAGTTCATCCTGCAAACGGATGGCGAGTATCCGCAGTATCTTCAATTCCAATTGACGCAAGACAAATGTCCTTTGTTGGACAAGTTTCAAACTGGGCAAGTTGTCACGGTTCACTTCAATATTCGTGGGAAGGAATGGACAAAGGATGGCAAGACATCGTATTTCAATTCGCTTGAGGCTTGGAGAATAGAGGCGAAAGGTAGTGGTCAACACATTGAGACAGTTCAAGCCGAAGTAGTGCAACCGACTGACCCATTGGGAGATTCGCTTCCATTTTAGCGTATTCCGTGCCACATTGACGATTTCCTTACTTCTTCCCTGAATAAATAAAGGTTTGAAAATGAAAAGTTTTTTTCTGGTGGTATCAAAAAAAACTTGGATGTGGCACAAAATCGCTGAAAGCTACGATAGGTATAGGTTACAAAGGAAAGGCAATGTGGCGGCACTTTTATACATCCGACATAATGTTTCATAAACATAAATTATTTTAAAGTGTTTATCGTAACCATTAGTTATTTCTTATAATGTACTTTTAACTATTATCTTTGCACCAATAGTAAAAGTAATCAATTAGATATACTTATGTATTGTCTTTTTATGTAACTCGAATTTATGTTTAGGTAGTACCATTACCAATGATAACAATTATATTAGTCCTTTATTGAAAGTCGGAATGGTACTCCGACGAGTAGATAAAGGACTTTTTTTTACTATTAATTTAGAAAGTATTATGAAAATAAGCATATTCAAAAACTTTAACGAAGTCTCCGCAGCATATCACCGAGATGTTTATGACATCTTAAAACGTATCAAAGAAGGCAAATCAAAGCATATCATTGATGAGATTGAAAGCACTACCGATGAGGCTAAACAAAAGCAACTCAAGAACACATTACCTGCAATCTTGTTTAGCGGAACTTTTACCCAACGTAATGCCGTAAGTATCATTGAACATTCAGGACTTATATGTTTGGATTTTGATAACTTTGATACACCTGAGCAAATGAACCAGTATCGTGAGTCGTTTATATCTGACCCTTTTACTTTTGCTTGTTTCCTTTCTCCAAGAAGAAATGGATTGAAGGTATTGGTCAAGATTCCAAAGGATATTCCTAATCATAAACGATACTTTGATTCCTTGAAGGATAAGTTTAATTCGCCTTATTTTGATATTCATTGTAGCGATATTTGTAGAATATGCTTTGAGTCTTATGACGCTAACTTGTATGTTAACGATGATAGCTTAGAATGGACGGAACTTAAAGAGGTTGATATTTATGAAGTAACCGAAGAGGTAAGAATACCCATCAAATCGGATAATGAGATTATAAGTCGATTATTAAAGTGGTTCAATAAGTTCTCGATGTCATCAGGTGAACGCAATGCGAATCTATTCAAGTTAGCATCAGCGTTGAATGATTATGGCATTAGTTTAAACGAAGCAATGAGGGTATGTTTACAATACCAACAAAAGGACTTCACGCAACGTGAAATTGACACAACTGTCAAAAGTGCCTACAAGAAAACATCGCAACACCATACTAAGTTCTTTGAAGACATTCATACCAAGAAACGAGTTGAAGAGTTGATACGTTCAGGTAAGGACATCAAGATGGTGCGTAAATCATTTCCTGAATTGAACGATGATGAATTTGATATGGCGGTGGAATCGGTTAAGGATAATATAAGCGTCACTGATTTTTGGGAATATACGGCTAAGGGAAATGTAGTTGTGCAACATCACAAGTTTAAAGGATTCCTTCAAGAACATAACTTTTACAAGTATTATCCATCAAACGCTGGGTTTATATTTATCAATATCTTTGAGAATCTTATTGAAGAAACAAACAAGGACAAGATTAAAGATTTTGTGTTGCATCATCTTGAGAATGCCGAAAATATTGGAATGAAGCCTTTTGATTTTATGGCAGGAAATACCAAGTTTTTTACTTACGATTACTTATCCTTCTTGAACACAAAAGATGTTACATTACTTGAAGATACTCAAGAAGAAGCATATTTGTATTACTTGAATAAAGTGGTAAGGGTATCAAAGACTAATGTTGAAGAAATTGATTATATTGATTCAGGTGGTTATGTATGGAAGAATCAAATCATACAACGTGAATACAAGAAAGCCGATAGTAGTGGATGCGTTTATGAAAGATTTATACACCTTGTTGCAGGAAGCGATAACGAACGATTTAAGAGCATTAAGTCGGTTATTGGGTACTTACTTCACTCGTTTAAAACAAGCGCAAATAATAAGGCTATAATTCTAAATGATGAGACTATCAGTGATACACCTAATGGCGGAAGTGGGAAAGGGTTATTTAGCAATGCCATCAGCAAGATGAAGAAGTTAAATAGTCTTGATGGAAAGATATTCAGTTTTAATGACCAATTCAAATATCAGACAATTTCAACAGATACTCAAGTATTGGTATTCGATGATGTCAAGAAACACTTTGACTTTGAAAGTTTATTTAGCCTTATCACGGAAGGCATTACCATTGAACGAAAAGGTCAATTGGCAATCAAATTACCTGTAAACAAATCACCAAAAATTCTTATCAACACCAACTATACAATCGGTGGTGCGGGTGGTTCGTTTGATAGACGCAAGTTTGAGGTTGAATTTAGTAGTCATTTCAATGCCAATCATACACCATTGCAGGAGTTCAAACACTTATTATTTGATGAATGGTCGGAATTAGAATGGTCAAAGTTTGACAACTTTATGATAGGATGTGTTCAATTCTACTTTGAGAATGGATTGATTGTATCAGAGTTCAAGAATTTAGAAGTTAGAAAGTTCATAAGCAAGACATCTAACGAGTTTTATGAATACACTTTGGATGCTGAAAATATGCCATCAAACACAAGGATATATTCTAAAAAGTTCTTTGAAGATATTATTGAAGAATATGTTGATTTAAAGAAGTGGTTAAGTCAAAAGAAGTTAAAGATGTGGGTTGACCAGTATGCAATGTTTTATGGAAAGAAGATAGTATTTGATAAAGACCACATTGGTCGATACTTTGAAATCAAAACAAATAACAATGAATTTACAGCCGACCCAATCATACAAGACATCGAGTTTTAGAATCTTCAAACTATGTCAACAAGCAAACCGATTATCCTGCGTCACACGAGAACATTTGACCTCGTCACAACGCAAGGATATAATCTTACTCAAGACCGACAAGATGAACCGCCTCGAAGCGGAACAGGTGAATTTACGATACCAACAACACTTAACGCAATGTCGCAACGAAACGAAAACCTTATAAAACTCATAGTCCAGTTAGGACTAACAATAGAACACCAATGACACGAGCAGAAAAACAACGCATCATCCAAGCCAAGCAACGATACTCAAGAGCCAAGTATCCAAGCATCACACCTCAACAAGATAGCTTTGACCATTACGACAGAACCGATACAACGGCTAATGGACTAACGGCTTGTGTACGAGATTACCTAAAGTACGAAGGACATCAAGTAGAAAGGGTAAGTAATCAAGGTCAGGCAAGAGTTAACAAGGTTATAGATGGCTTAACAGGTGAACAGATAGGCAATCGTACACAAGGTGTTACCTTTACGCCTGGTCAAGGAACAAAAGGAACGGCTGACATCCATTCAACTATCGCAGTTATGATAGGTGAACACGAGGTTGGTCTTTCGGTTAAGATTGAAATCAAGATGAAGGACAAACAATCGAAAGCACAGAAGAAGTATCAAGAAAGCATTATAACATCAAAGGGTGTGTATGTGATAGTTCATTCGATGGAAGAGTTTTTTAAGTTCTATGATAACCTATTAAATAAGTATCAATAATTAATTAAGTTGCATATATTTGCACAATAGAACATACATACTATGAGTAAACCAATACACAACGAACGTAACGCAGGACGAAAGCCAATGTATAACGAGCCATCAACTAAGAGTAAGAGTTATACGATACCAGCGAGTAAGATGCAAGACTTTGATGAATATGCCAAGCGTAAGATTAAGGAGTATATGAGTAGTAAAGGACACAACGTAAACGTAAACAAGTAAAATATATAACACATTATGAAGAACATACACTTAATACCAACAGAGAATTATTCTCCATTAGTTCATTCAACAAATAAATACGGAGGTTACTTTTTAAGTAGACATTATTCTCCTATGAGAGAAATGGGTGATTCTTATCAACACATTTACATCACTAATGATGAAGAAATTAAAGAAGGTGATTATTTTTGGAAACCCGATTGTAATATGATTTTCAAAGCAGAGTACACACCATATAAAGGTTGTGAAAAAGTCATCTTAACAACCGATGAACAACTTATTATTGATGGTGTACAACCTATTGACAATGAGTTTTTAGAATGGTTTGTGAAGAATCCAAGTTGTGAGGAGGTTGAAGTTGAGATTTGGCAAACTAAAGGAAAGTGGGATATAGACTACAAAATCATCATTCCACAAAATAAAGCTAAACAAAGAGCCAAAAATTATATGTCATTGAAGGGTGCGTTAGAGCCTAATCAGATTAAGTGTTATTGCGGTCATACAAGCTATTGTGATTGTAGTCCATTAGATGAATCCAAGAAAACATCAGTTAACTGGTTAATACAAACATTGGAATCTGATATCAAAGTTGATGAATCAAATATAATTACTATTAAGATTCACGAACACGATTATATGAAATCTAAGCAAATAGCGTTAGAGATGGAGAAAGAGCAGATAATTAAAGCTTATGACCAAGGAGATATTCAATTAGTGAACGCAGAACAATACTTCGACAAAACTTATAAAAAATATTAAATGAATCAACATAAAATGTATAGGTGCATTAAATTATTGCAATTACTGCAAGAAAAAGCAAGGCACATTCACACTATTGAAAAATACCTTCAAGTAAGTAATAGGACAGTATATAGATACTTGTTACTTTACGAAAATTTAGGTTATAAAATTATTAAAGACAATAAAAAAATAAAAATAGAAATAAGATGAGTAAGAAAACAGCAATAGAGTATTTAGTAGAAAAATTAAATCAATGTGAGCCATTTTATAGTGGTGTATTATCACTTAATCATAAACATTATATTGATGGGTTAATTGAACAAGCCAAACAAATGGAGAAAAATCAAATAATTAATACCTTTAAAGATGCACAAGTTTTTAAAGCTATGAATGATGAAACAAGAGCCGAACAATACTACAATGAAACATACGAATAATGGATAAGACTCTTTGCAAAGGTATCAACTGCCCAATAAAGGAACAATGTAAGAGGTATACATCACCTGCGGATGCAACAAACCAATGGTACTTCACGGAATCGCCAATTAAGGATGGCAAATGTGAGATGTTTTGGGGAGATGTCGCTGATGAGATTATGGAACAGTTAAAGTCAATAATGCGAGTTAAGTAGAGATAAACAAATGCGCCTACACATCAACACAACATAGCGAAGACTAAGTGTGTCAGCGTCTTGATGGTGTAGTAATTCGATGATGTTAGTGGTTTTAACACTTTCCTACTAACGGAGAAAAAGCGCAGTTGTTTATTACTTATGGTATTACATTACATTTCTTGTAGTGTATCTATAATCTTAATATATCGATATTTCTGTTGTAACTTTGCATTACTTAGTGAATAATGAGAACAAAATGTGATAAATGATAAAAATTACTGAAATATTACCAAATCCCAATAACCCAAGACTTATTAAAGACGATAAGTTTAAAAAATTGGTTAATTCTATAAAGGAGTTTCCTAAAATGATGGAATTAAGACCAATGGTTATTGATGAAAACAATATTACTCTTGGTGGTAATATGAGGCTTAAAGCATTGAAAGAATTGGGATATAAAGAGATTCCTGATAACTGGGTAAAGAAAGCAACTGAACTTACTCCTGAAGAAGTAAGGAGGTTTATTATTGCTGATAATGTTGGCTTTGGAGAACACGATTGGGAAGTATTGCAAAACGAATGGGATGTAAGCGAGTTAAGTGAATGGGGGTTAGATATACCGAATTTTGCAGTAAAAGAACTCGAAGCAGAAGAAGATGACTTTGATGTACCTGATGGTGGTATTGAAACCGATATAGTATTGGGAGATTTATTTGAGATAGGCGAACATAGATTACTTTGTGGAAGCAGTATTGATGCAGACCATATAAATAAATTAATGATTGGAGTTGAACCTGATTTAATACATACTGACCCACCATACGGAATGAATGCAGTCAGCAAAAGCGGAGTTTTAAAAGAAAGATATGGTAATGATATTTTAGGTGATGACAATACCGATGTAGCAAGAGATAGTTTTAATTTGATTTTTTCATTATATCCTAAATCACATCATATTTGGTGGGGTGCTAATTATTATTCATCTGCATTACCTGATAGCGAATGCTGGTTAGTATGGGATAAAAATAACGGAGGTAGCGACCAAACGGATTGTGAACTTGCTTGGACTAATATTAGAAGTGTTGTAAGACAATTTACACAAGCGTCAGAAAAAACAAATAGAGTTCATCCAACACAAAAACCAATTAAATTGGTAGAATGGTGTATTGAAAAAACAAAAGATAAAATTAAAAATATAGCAGATTTCTTTGGTGGTAGTGGAGTAACAATGGCAACAGGACATCAAAAAGGATTGCCAACATATATAATGGAACTTGACCCAAAATACTGCCAAGTTATTGTGGACCGAATGCGCAAACTTGACCCAACATTAATAATAAAACGAAACGGAGAAGTATATGCCTAAAAAAGGAGGAGTACCCGAAAACTTAAGACCATTTAAAGCAGGTTATGACCAAAGGAGAGAAGGCAATGGTCGTAAACCTAAACTGCCTCAAGTGGATGATATATTAGCTGAGGTATTGGGAGAAGAGAAGAATGATATATCGGCAGCTAAAGCTATCTTGATGGCATTACTATCTAAAGCTACCAAAGGAGATGTAAGAGCAGCAGAGGTTCTTTTAGATAGAGCCTATGGAAAGACAACCACTAAAATAGATGCAGTTGTATCAACTAAAAAGCAAGTGTTTATATTAGGAGACATTGAATATGAATTCTAACGAAGTATTATTTAATCCATTCCCCAAACAAATGGAATTTCTTAATTGTATTTTTAGTAAGAAATATAACTTTATTTTGTATGGGGGTGCTATTCGTGGAGGTAAGACATTCGCAGGATTAGGCGCATTATTATTACTTGCAAAGATATATCCTCAAAGCAAATGGGTAGTAGTGCGTGATACCTTGCAAACGCTTAAACGAACTACTATTCCATCATTCGGTAAGATATGTCCAACATCGTTTATTAAGAATTACAATCAAGATACGCAGACGGTTACTTTTACCAATGGAAGTCAATTATTATTTTTTGGTGAAAATTATGCCGATGACAAAGAACTAAACAGATTCAAAGGATTAGAATGTAATGGATTCCTTCTTGAGGAGATGAATGAGATGCAAGAGTTGACATTTAACAAGTGCATTGAACGTGCTGGAAGTCATATCATATCCAAACAACCGCCTCCATTGATACTTGGCACTTGCAATCCTGCAAATAATTGGGTGAAAGATAAAGTGTACAATCGGTGGAAAGCTAACGATATGCCTGATAATTGGCTCTATATTCCTTCCAAGATTACCGATAACCCATACATACCGCAAGACTACTTAGAAAGCCTTAAATCAATGCCTAAATATCAATACGAGGTATTCGTGGAAGGTAATTGGGATATTCAACTCAAAGTGGGTGGTGAGTTTTATAAATGCTTTGAATTAGAAAAGCACGTTGGTGCTTGTAGCTATGATCCATCATTACCTTTGCACATTAGCTTTGATGAAAATGTGAATCCGTACTTGCCTGTTGGTATCTTCCAAATTGAACGCAAGAACATTAAACAGATAGCAGAGATATCAGGAGTTAATCCAAACAACACTATCAAAGCGGTATGTTCTGAATTTAAACGTAAGTATCACGGACATACTTCGGGTTTATTCATTTATGGTGATGCAACCTCACAAAAATCGGATGTAAAGTTGGAGAAAGGGCATAACTTCTTCCGTTTAATAATGGATGAACTTAAAGAATATCATCCTCAACTTAGAGTTGCAAAGTCAAATCCATCTGTGGCAATGCGTGGAAACTTTTTTAACCAAGTCCTTGATAGCGAATACGATGGTATTACCTTTAAGATTGATGATTCTTGCAAAAGAGCAATCAATGACTTTGTATTGACTAAAGAGGCTGCCGATGGAACAAAAAACAAAGAAATGGAAACCGATGGGCAAACTAAAGTAAGATACCAAAAGACTGGACACTTTACCGATTTAACCGATTACTTGTTGTGCTATGCCTTCGCTGAATCGTTTAGTAAGTATCAACGTGGTGACATCGGTCAAGCCATTACCATCGGCAAGGTGTATAGTAAAAATAGCTACTAATGAACATACGAAACCCAAAGGAAGAGATAATAGGCATATTGATTATGATGGTAGTAGTATTGTGTTATTTCGTATACATATTCTCCATACTTTTTTAAGTGCGTTACTTTTCGTATATTTGCATCAAACTTTGCCAATGAGTTACCTAATCTTACAAGACTACAAGAAACTGATTCAATCAGATAACCTATCTCAGATAATAGGTGCTGATTATTCTTTAGTAACTCAGATGCAACTCGCAGCACAAGCAGAAGTAGTCAGCTACTTACGGCAGAAGTATCTAACATCGGAAGAGTTTACCGATACATCAATCTACGACTACAACTTAACATATTACGGCAAGAATAGAGTGTATTTTGATGCACCTGCATTCAGCACCACATCAACTTATGCACTTCATTCGCAGACGTTATACTTGGGCAATGTTTACAAGAACACAATAGCCATCACGGTTGCAGGGGCTTGGAATCCTGCTAAGTGGCAGTTACTTGGCGCACAATACGATATCTATTATATCGGTCTTGATAGTCCTGAATGGGATTATTACAAAACATATCAAGTAGGTGACGATGTATGGTATGCAAACAAGACATACACTTGTGTTGTCGCTAACTTATCGGTTCAACCAAATGAACATCCTGAGTTTTGGGGTACAGGTACAACGTACTTAAGGACAGGTAGTTCGTTAGTATCAGGAGATGCCGCTTGGATTAAAGCCGATAACCGCAATCAACAAATGGTTAATATGATGATAGATGTAACATTATTCCATCTTCATTCACGCATTGCACCTCGCAACATTCCAGACCTTAGAGTTAAGCGTTATGATGATGTGATTGCTTGGTTGAAGAATTGCAGTAAAGGTACTGACATCACCGCAGACTTGCCATTGATACAACCGAAGTCAGGTCAACGAATACGATATGGTTCACGATTGGTCAAACAAAACAACAATTACTAATGGGTATAATCAGCAACATAAAGAACGTACTATCTCCAACACCCAAGATAGTTCAATCGGCTAAGACACCGATAGTACCTATTCAGTTACTTCGTATCCGTCAAGATGTAACAACAAGAGCAGCCGCTATCAACGAGGCAGAACGAGCTTATTATCCATTCCGTGTGAAGATGCAACAGATGTATGTTAACACAAGAGAAAACGGATTTATAAAAGCGTGTGTTGAACGTAGAAAAGATTTAACACTACTTCGCAAATGGGAGTTTAGAACCGCATCAGGTGAGATAGACCAACAACTAACCGACTTACTATGTCATACTATCAACGGCAAGACGCAACTCAAGACTTGGTTCACTACCTACTTATCGATTTGTATGGACGCTTTGTTCTTCGGTTATTCAGTTGTTCACTTGGATGATATTGTCGATGGGGAGTTTCCATATATCAACACCATCAAGCGTGAGAACGTATCACCTGACCGCATCACTATCGGCTCGTTTGCTTATATGACAAGTGGATGTAAGATACAAGAGGAAGAAGAGTTTAAGAATTGGTATGTGTTTGTTGGTACACCTAACGAAACAGGCGCATCACGTTGCGGATATGGATTGTTTTGGGAGTTATCTATCTACGAGATATTTATGCGTAATCTACTTGGCTTTAACGGAGATTTCGTTGAGTTGTTCTCGCAACCATTTAGAGTTGGTAAGACTAACAAGACCAACGAAGCCGAGAGACAAGAGTTCGCTAATACGTTAGCGCAAATGGGTTCATCAGGTTGGGCGGTATTAGATGACATCGGTGATAGTATCGAGTTCATAGAGACATCACTTGGTGGAAGTGGATATAAGGGTTATGATAACTTTGAGGCAAGACTTGAGGCTAAGGTATCTCAGATAATACTTGGTCACGCTGATGCTATCAAATCAATCGCAGGTAAGTTAGGCAATAGTGGTGAAGAATCACCTGCACAACAAGCACTTAAAGATAAGCAAACTAAAGACGCATCGTTTGTCTTACCATTAGTAAACAAGCAACTATTCGACCGCCTACGAGCCTTAGGTTTCAACATAGCTGAGGGTTCAGTAGCGTGTATGATGAATGATAGCGAAGAGGTAGATAACGCTAATACCATTGCAGACCTAAGTGTGAAGATTAAACAAGGTGGGTTACAGATGGATGGGAAATACTTCACCGAGAAGACTGGCATACCATTGGCAGAGATAGTTGTACCGACACCGAATGCACCTACGTTTCCTGCAAAGATTCAAAATAAGTTAAACAAGATGTATTCTAAACACAGCCATTAATGGAGTACAGTAATAGTCAAATAGAGAAGTTAATCAAAGGCATTGAGGACGGTAGTATTACCGAACTTGATTTGCCATTAGATTACTATCAAGCATTGACTAAATACTTAGAGAAGGCGGTCTTAGAAGGATTTGGTGTAGGCTTTGAAGCTATTGCTACCGACCCATTCTTACAAGAGTTAGTAACGAATGTTTATATGTTTAGTGCAGCTAAGACATATAATGGTGTTAAAGCTATGAGTGCTGATTTAGTGGATGAAAACGGCAAAGTAAGAACTTACAAAGAGTTTTACGATAAAGCAAGAGAGACTTATGATACTTATAATCTAAGGTACTTACCAACCGAATACAACACGGCAATAGCACAAGCAGATAGCGCATCGAAGTGGCAACGAATAGAGCAAGAGAAAGATGTGTTACCAATACTTGAGTACTCAGCCATTGGTGATGCGTGTGATATATGTCAACCATTAGATGGAATGACCGCACCTGTTGATGACCCAATATGGGATAGCGTTGCACCTACCAACCACTTCAACTGCAAGTGTATAGTCTTGCAACACGATGAGAACAAATCACTAACCGAATCACCAGAAGATATTGTTGGTCCTGTGGTCGAACAGATGAGTGCGAAAGGGCAAGATATATTTATCAACAACGTAGGTAAGACGGGTGAAATATTCACCGCAGACCATCCCTACTTCGATGCACCTGCGGAACTTGGACAAGATAACTTTGGATTACCTTTACCTAACTTTGAAGAAGAATAAATGAGTACAATAATACACAAAGGCTACAAAGCCAATATGACCATTGATATGATACAAGCGTGTCTTGACTTTTGGAAGGTGCGTAACCGACCTGTCGAAGAGATAATGCTTAGAGCAGATAAGTGGGCAGAGTTTAAAAGAGGAATGCTGGAACGCAAACCTGAATGGGAAGCGGACCTTGAACACTTTAAAGAAGTATCGTTTAAAAACGTAACTATCAAGAAAGGTAGTGAATTTATGGACAAAGCATTGATGGAAAAGCTACGAGTATTAGTTTATGATGATGAACATATTGAAATGGTAAAACAACAACAAGACACCGACTTAGGATAATGGCTAAAATGAATCGATTTAACTTCCAACAAGTAAAAGCAAACTTAAAAATAACTAAGCGTGAGTTACCTATTAAGTTATCTGCTCAAGCTGAGAATCATTTTGCCGAAGCGTTTGACAAAGGTGGACTTGATGAAAATAAGTGGAAGGAAGTAAATCGAAGGATAGATGGCACTAAGGAATTTAAGTACAAACCTAAGGGCATAAGTCTATCGGCTCATCAAAGCAATCCTATCTTAGTTGGTAAAGGAACTCTTAGACGAAAAGTAGCAAGGTCGGCAGTTGAACGTAAGTTTGACCGCATACGATTAGTAGTAGACTTGCCATACGCAGCTATTCATAACGAGGGCGGAGAGTCAAGTATTGGGGCGCATTCAAGATCTAAATTTTTTACTACTCACACAAAGACATATCAAGGATTAAAGATGAATAAGAAGGGTCAATATAAAGAATCTTATTCAAGAAGGAAAATTGAAATTAGAGGAGAAGATATACAAGTAGGTGCGCATACAAGACGAGTACCTGCAAGACCATTTATGAAACAAACATCAACATTAACAAGTATGCAAACGGAATTGATTCGTGAGTATATGGACAAAATTTGGAACACTTAACACAACAACAATGGCAAGAACAGTTCAGCAATGCAATGATTATTTAGTAACGCAGTTAGTAACGCAACTCGGTAGTATCGGCATTACGATTAATCCAAACACTTGGTCAGCAAGGAATCTATTAAGGGCGATATGCTATACGTTTGCGGTTGCTCAATCACTTGCCGAGCAGTTGCAAGACATCCAAATCGCAAAGATGCAAGACATATTAGAGAAGTCAGCGTCAGGTAGTGCGAAGTGGATACAAGATGCGGTGTTTAGATTTCAATACTCATCCGCAACACCTCAATACTTGACCAACGTGGGTGGTGTTGTTCAATATCCAATCATCAACGAATCATTGCGTATCGTAACGGCTTGTTCGGTTGGCACTAACTTCGCTAATCAAGTATTAGTCAAGGTGGCTAAAGGTTCACCACTTGTTTCATTGACATCACCAGAAGTGACCGCATTACAAAGCTATGTGTTACTTAAAGGAACGGCAGGTATATCATACGTTGTATCATCAGCAACATCAGATAAGATTCGTATCGAAGGAAGTATTTACTATCAAGGTATCTATGCTTCAGTTATCAATACCAATGTCATCAATACTTTGAACACATACCTTGCAAACTTATCCAAGACAAACTTCGGTGGTGATATAAAAGTATCAGATCTTGAGACACTTATCCGTCAAATAGAAGGAGTGAATGATGTTGTATTTGAACGAGTATCTTGTCGCTTAGATGGTGCAGCAGTACTCGCTGGTGTTGATTTAGTTTTGGGGGGTGATTGGATATTAAGAAAGTATACATCAGGTGCAGGATATTTGGTTCAAGAAACTACCGCAGGTCATACTTTTACAGATACACTAACTTTTATAGCTGAATAATGGCACAACTTTTTAACATAGATATAAACAAACTTATATCGGATTTACTTCCGATTAATAAGCGCACTACTTATATCAAGACACTTACATCGGGTTTATTATCAGCGTTCAATCGTATGTATCAAATTTTCTATAAGTCAATGATAGGTGATACAACGGCTACTACTTGGAGTGCAGGTACATACACCGCAGGTGCGCACGTCAAGTATAAAGATGGTTCGGTTTACGAATGTATGGTAGCATCTACTACCGCAGAACCAACCGCATCAACCGATTGGTTACGCATACTTGATAGCTTCATTGGTTCGGATGAAAGTCAAAACTTCAACGCTACTAAGTTGGAATTAGAATACGCATTGAACAAACGATTCGGCACAACGTATGTTAACCCTCCAAGTGTTAGTCCTATCTACATATCTAACATCACACCGCCTGTCATTGTTTTTCGTGTAGGTGGCATTGAATCAATATCATCATCATCATATAACAACGGAAGTGATTCATTTGTGATAAACGATTATAGCTTCCCATTACCTGCTAACTTTACTATCAACATACAAACCGCAACATACAACGCATTAGGCACAACTAAAGAACAGATAGTGCGAAAATTTGTTGATAGATATGTCGCAATCGGACTTACTTACACAATAACAACATACCCTTAAAAAAATGAAAAACTTACTTACAAACTCAATCTCAACATCGGTTGGATTCCCTGTCAAATCAGGAACATTGGATTTTTTACAAACCGCATCAAGCGAGATGCTCATTGCCTTAGCACGTTCTATTGTTGGCAAAAATTATTCAACATCAACACCTTATGCGTTATATGGATGTAATAACTTAGGCTCAGGAAGTACATACGATATACAAGCAGGTATTATCTTATGGAATGACGTATTATATCTTTGTGGTGGTGGTTATATTGCATCATTACCAGCAGGTACTACCGTATATTTAACAAAAAATACAAGTTATGTGACAAGTTCGATTGCTGACCCTGTTACTTTCACAGATGGTGTTACAAGAAGTGTTCATCAAGATACTACAATGGTTGTAGGTTATAACGCAATTGCACCATCACCGACTGTAGGATTTGCTTATTCGTCATTAGTCCTTGTTTCAGAAATGCCTTATATTTCTGTAGCTTCTTATGGTTCAGATGTTGCATCAGGTACTGCTAAATATAAAATAAATAGAGATGGATTAATCTCGTTATCTGGAAGAGTAATTTTAGATTCAAGTACAACATATTTTGCAACATTATTTACATTACCTGTAGGATATAGACCTACAAATGATTTATGGTTACCTATTTTTTGTATAACTTCAGGTGGCAGTATGTTAATTGCATCATTACAAATAGATACAGGAGGTCTTGTGCTATTGACAAATACATCAGGAAGTGGTAGTAATTTAAATTCAATGGTTTGTTATTTAAATGGAGTATCATTCTACAACAACTAATCCCATCCCAATGCAAGAACTAAAGAAGTCAACATCACTTGAAAGAAAAGTGGAAGCATATCCAAATCCGAAGTATCATACGTTGGTGGTGAACTATGCCAAAGACCAAGAAGTAAGTCGGTCGGAAGTAGTTGGTGATGCCTTGCGGTTATACTTTGATTCAATGCCGAAAGATAAGATTGAACGGCTATTAAAGTCATAAAAAAGATTTGTAATGTACAAGCCTTCCATACGTTGGGGGGCTTTGTATTTTTGCACCTATGGAGATGGAATTTGAATATTGCATTGATGCTAACGCAGACGAACCAATAATGTTGGTCAATCGTCAAATCGGTGCATCTTACACCGAAGAAGGTGAATGGGATGGACTTCCATACATCGATGGTGCTAAATTCCAAGAAGAATTATTGTGCCTTGATATGATGGGCAAAAAAAGAATCCAAGTTTGGATAAACTCAGAAGGTGGTAGTGTTTTGCAAGGAATGAATATGTTCAACGCAATCATCAAAAGTCGAACTCCTGTTGACACTTACAACGTAGGTGTCGCTGCATCCATATCAGGTGCAATCTTTATGGCAGGACGCAAACGTATTATGTCCGACTATGCTCAATTTATGATGCACCCTGTAAGCGGTGGAGATAACAAGTCAATGGATGCTTTTAGAACATCAATCGCTACTATGTTATCCGCAAAGTGTGGTATTGAAATTGATACAATTATGTCCTTTATGGATGTCACTACTTGGATGGATGCAAACAAATGCAAAGACTTAGGCATCTCAACGGATACTGAATTTACAAGTTCTTTAAACAAGAAATTTGTACCAAATGCAACTTCCGAAATAATGCCGTATGCCGATAAACTAATCAATAAATTAATCACTAAAACTAAACCAAAAATGACACAAGTCACGAATAAGTTGAACCTTAACGCAGATGCTAACGAAGCATCAATCGTAGAGGCTATCAACAAGTTGCAAGAAGCAACAAATGTCGCTACTGCTGCAACTGAAACGGCAAACAATGCTCGTATCGCAGCAGAAGAAAGAATCGCTTCATTAGAAGCAGAATTAACACAAGCCAAAGCAGAATTGGAAGCATCGAAAGAAGCTACATTGGATGCAGAAGCTACCGCATCAGCTACCGAGTTGGTAAACACATTTAAGGCTCGTATCGGTAACAAAGCCGAGACATTAGCTAAATGGGTTAACCTTGCTAAGTTAGATATGGAAGGAACTAAGTCAATCTTAGAAGACTTACCATTAAACGTAGCATCACCTAAAGCTAACGCTGAACCTGAATATCAACAAGCGACTGCCGCTTCTATTATGGCTAACATAACCGCTAAAAATCAAGTTAAAAACTAAACCCTAACATACAATTCTAAAATGAAACAAACACAAAAATTCGCACTATCACTTGTACTTATTGCCCTCGTTAGTACAACTCTGTCAATGGCAGTAGGTGCATCACCTTTAATGGTTGCAGGGGTATTATTTGCTATTGGATCAGTTATCGGTGCAGCTAAAGCATTCGGTGCAACTATTCCTAATTTAACTCCATCAGGTTCTTTGAAAGGAGATGGATTCACAATCTCTGATACAACCTACGCAGGTGAAGCAGCAGGTCAGTTTATTGTTCGTGCCATTACTGGTAATGAAACAGTTCAAGGTGGTCACGTTTATGTAAAAGATGGTATCAAAAAGAAATTCACTATTCCACGTTGGGATGCTGATTATGAAGATTTGATTCAAGATAGAATGGCTACACCTGTAAGCAAAGGTGAGCAAGTTATTAGTTCTCGTACATTAACTCCTGCCGATTATATGATCTATATGGAGTTCAATCCTCGTGACTTTGAAGACCATTGGTATGCTCAACAATTAAATCCTACTTTAATCGACCGCACATTACCTGCATCAGTTGAATCAGTAGTTATTCAACAAGTATTGAAGCGTCACGATAGATATGTAAACAAGATGATTTGGGCAGGTAGCACAGCTACAGCAGGTATCTACAAATACTTTGACGGATTCGTTAAGAAAGCAACTGATGATACTAATACATTGGATTTAGCAGGTTCTTCAATCTTGACTACAACTCTTGCTGCTAATATCTTAGATGAGGTTAAACGTATTTATGACTTAATTCCTGCGGCTTTGAAGTATGACCCTTCAATGA